AGGGGTGGCAGGGCAGGGGTGGCAGGGCAGGGGTGGCAGGGCAGGGGTGGCAGGGCAGGGGTGGCAGGGCAGGGGTGGCAGGGCAGGGGTGGCAGGGCAGGGGTGGCAGGGCAGGGGTGGTAGGGCAGGGGTGGCAGGGGTGCTATCCCCTACGTGCGTAAAACGCCCTAGCTCCATGATCCCCGCATACGCGCAAAACGGGGTCGCTCCATAGGGGGGGGGGTCAGGGGAAGGCCTTGGCCGTGGAACCGATCAGGTCGAAAGCCGCGCCCGCGACTTCCACGCCGATCCACAGGGCTAGGCCCGCGCCGATCAGGCGAATCACGAAACCCGAGAAAAGAAGTCCAACAATCCGTTCCATTTTCTGTCTCCTGCTATGATTCGCTTTTTTCACATTCCAGCGATTCGGTCAACCATATTTTTTCACCTTACTAGGATTTCGTTAAGGTTAACGGAAATTCGCCGAAAATTAACCAAAGGAGGGGCCGTAGCCCCTCCCCGTTTCAGGCTTCGAGCTTGTCGAGCGTCGGGGTGATTTCAGCCCAGATCGCGTTGCAAAAGTCGTTGTCGGAATAGTCGCCGATGACTTCCGCGCCCGAATTTCCATAGAGCAGATAGAAGTTGCCCAGAACGGTGTTGTCAGCGTCGCGAGCGCGGATGATGTCCGAGTCGGTCGTGAACAAGGCGCGGATGACTTCGCCCTTGTCGGTCGAGCCCTTGACCGTCCATTCTTCGCCGTCGTTGACGCTGATTTTTGCGCCCTTGGCGAGAATTGCGTCGATCAGGGCGGCGCAGGCCGTTCCTTCGGCGCGGATACGCTTGGCGAGGTCGGTAGCGCCGCTATCATCGGCCCGCTTCGCGTATTGGGTGAACTGTCCATAATCCATCGGTTGTCTCCTATCGCCCTATGCGATGATTCGTTTTGGCATAGTGAAGTGATTCGGTCAAGCGATTCATTCCAGAAAAATGGTTAATTTTCCGAGCCGGCTCGTTAACCTTAACGCCACGTTAGGATTCGAGAAAGGGGCCGCATTTCTGCGGCCCGGTCCCCTTACTGGCGTTCGCAGGCTGAGCCGGGGTTCCCGATCATCCGATCATAGCAATCGGCAAGCGTCAGGTCATAATCGAGGATATAGACATCGCCCGACTTGGATTCGATGACATTGTGCCACAGGTTCGGCTTGTCGGGACCGGTGATCGCCGGGGCGAGTGCGGCGCTGTATGTGATGGCCCATAGAGCGATTGCGGCGCGGATCATGACTTGGCTTTCTGAGCCGCGAGGGCGAGCCGGTGATAGTGGGCGGCTTCGCCAAGGGTGGGAGCGGTCCGGGCGAGGTCGAGAAACGCCTTAGCGCCCGGACGGGTGATTTTGGGCAGAACGAGGCGCATCAGAGTTCATGCCCCGAGCGGCTATAGAGCGGGCCGGTGTAAGCGACCGTTTCGCGGCGGGCGTCCTTCGAGGCCTGAGCGGCGTCATGTTTGCGAAGCGTGTCGAGGGCGCGAACCGCACCGATCGAGAGCGAAACCGCGAGAAAAACCAAAATGATGATTGCGAGTTCCATTGATTGTCTCCTTCTGTGATTCGTTTGTGCCTCATTCCACCGATTCGGTCAAACACTATTTTCCACAAAAGTTACCGGCCGTTAACCTTAACGAATCCTTCCAGCCAAAAAGAGAGGGGCCGTAGCCCCTCAGTTGCCGATGTTCGTTTAACGCGCCCAGTAGGTCACGCCGTCAAAGTCGCCGGACGTGTAATCGATTTTCAGGGCTTCGGCGGCGGCTTCCCAATCGATATGGGCGTTAGGCCAGCCCGCATCGCTTTTCACCGCGCCGATGTCGTTCGCCAGTTCTTCGGCGTAGTCGGTGAAATAGGATTCGCGAATGATCGTCACCCCATAGCGCCAATCAGGACAATAGGGTTCGAGTTCGTCGCGAAATTCCTTGAGCGCGTGTAGTTCTTCGTTGCCATTGAAAGCGTCGGCGGGATTGTCGAGAGCCGCGATAGCATCGGCGACCTCTTCGGGCGTGATGTCCCAGTAGGACGAAAGCGCATTGATGGCATTGCAGAGCCGTTCGGTTGCGCGCCACTCTTCGCCGGTGTCGTCGGCCAGTTCGTCGGCCTCTTCCTTGGCTTCGTTATATTCATCGATCAATGCCGTTTGTTCGTCGTCGAGTTCTTCGATACGCGATTCGAGGTCGCGGGAATCGATGATGTCATCGGAATTGGAAATGTCGTCACGCATCGGCTTGTCTCCTTTGGCCTAAGTGCCATTGACCGAATCGCATATTCCAGCGATTCGGTCAAGCGATTTGTTACATCAAATTGACGTATCCGTAACCGGTCGGGCTGTCGTCATCCGGATCGAAGCTTGCCCACGTTTCGCCGAACGTCTTGGCGATGTCGGAAAGTTCGCGGCCTAAGTTGCCAGCATCGAGAATGTCGCGATCCCAGAAACCGACGCCATGCCCGTTGCGAGTAAACCAAAAGTCGCGGCCCGCCTGTTCGCGGTCATAGCCGCGTGAATAGGCCATAGACAGCAACCGCGACGCCTTGCGCTCGAAGTCGCTGCAATCGAGATGAATGCGGGCGAGAGTGTCGGGGTTCAGGTCGCTAAAGCCCGCGTCGGCGGGCAAACAGCCATCCATTATACCCTCTTCCAGATCGTGCTGCGTGTCTTCCGTGTCCCACATGGTCATGTAGTAACCGGGTGATTCTTCCGTGAAGAAAAGCGCCTGAATATAGCCGCGAGCGAAGGGCGAGAGATCGGCGAAATCGGTCCCGGCAACGTCGCCGGTGTCGTCGAAAGTTTCCAGAAAATCGGGCATCGGTTTGTCTCCTTTGTGATTCGGTTAAACCATACTCCAATGATTCGGTCAAGCAATTCATTCCATAAATGATGGTTAACAGATCGCGGGCTCGCGTTAACCTTAACGCCGCGTTTACACTCGGGGCGCTGCCCCTCACGCCAGCCCAGCGGCTAGAATGAGGAGCAGCAACCCGGTTGCGATACGGGCGAGTCCGTCGAGGAGCGTCACCCTTTGAGGTGGGCGTTCAGATAGTCGCGGACTTCGTGGGCGGTCGAGATGACCAGTTCGCCCGAAATGAAAGCGCCTTCCATTTGCTTGAGCGAGGCCGCTTCGTCGGCGAGCAGTTGATCGGCATAGCGAATCGCAGCTTCGAGGATGAACGCTTGGGTAAAGGCCGTCTGACCATGTTCCATCAGGTGCGTGATGGCTTCGACGTTCGTCGTCGGCGCTTCCGGGTGCGGGTGCATGTCATAGCCTTCGACGGTGCGAATGTCGCCGTTAGCGAGCTTGACGCGCCACAGATCGGCTTCCTCGTCCTCTTCGCCCTGATCGGCGACGGCGTTCAGCACCTTGACCGGCTGAGCTTCCACATACTTACCGTGGATGTCATCGCCGCCCGTGAATTGCACATGGGTGCGCTTGAATGCGGGAATCGTCATTTTCAGTCTCCTACCGCTTCATTGCGGTGATTCGTTTCAAGCATATTCCAGCGATTCGGTCAAACGATTCGTTCCACAAAAGTTACCGGCCGTTAAGGTTAACGTGATCGTAACCGACAAAAAAAGAGGGGCCGTAGCCCCTCAATGTTCGCCGTGTCGTTCGCGGGCGTCGGTGATGGCCGTTTCGCGGTCCGGGAATGGGCCTTGCGTCGGTTCGCTGCCGACGCAATAGAACCAGCCGTCCGGACCTTCGCCGCCTTCGTTGCGCCATGTCAGGCCGCCGCGAAAACCGGTGATTGCGAATTGATGTTGATCGAGGCCGTTCATGTCCGTGCCTCCACGATGTCGGTGAGGGCGTCCGCAAGAACGACATAGCCGCCTTTTGCATTGGACTTTTCCGCCGCGTCGCGGTCGAGATAGACCGGCGTTTCAGCGTCCATCATGCCCAACCAGCGCGAGAGGTCGGCGACGGTGATAGGTTTACCCTTCATGCGCCCACCTCCGTCCTGAAATGCCCCACAGCCGATTCGACGCGCCAGAGCGGATCGATTCCCATATCCTTGGCGAGGTGGAGCAGATCGGTTACCAGATCGGTGATCGCCTGCGGATCGGGCTCGAACTCCGCCTGAACGACGCCATAGGCATCGTCTTTATAGGCGGCGAGGGTGCGGCGGGCGCGCTTGATGCGGACGGCGTTATTCATTGATCGACTCCGGCGCGTGAAGCGGCATCGTCCACCAATCCGAGTCGGGCACGTCGTCGCCCGCTTCGGCGGCGTCGATCCCGGTCTTGAACGGACCATAGATCGTGAAGCCGTCAACCGGATTGCCGGTCACAAGAACGTGCATTCCCATATATTCGTCCATTGTCTGTCTCCTACCGAGTGATTCGGCGTAGCTCCTGATTCGCATATTCCACTGATTCGGTCAAGCAATTCGTTCCACGAAAAATGGTTAACCGATCGTCCAGCCACGTTAACCTTAACAGATCGGTAACGAACAAGAAAAGAGGGGCCGAAGCCCCTCAGGAAAATTCCAGATCGTCGGCGAGGGCGGCAACCTCGTCGCGAGACATTTCGTTAAGGTCGGCGGCTTCCTGCCCGGTGAAGCGAAGGCTTGTCAGATCGTCGGCGAGTCGGACAATGATCGCCGTGCCGCTTAGGCGGTCATAATCGACGCGGTAAGCCGGGTCATCCTGTTCGCCGTCCACATCGACCAGATGGTCGGGCGGGAAGCCACAAGCGAAGCCCGACTCGAAATAGACACAATAGCAATCCGGCGTTTCGCGTTCGACCGAGGCGACAACCTCAAATTCAAAAGCAAATTCGGGATGATCGTCGCCGCCAACCGGATCGGCGATGCTGTCGCCTTCCAAGTCAACGCGGTCGCCCGCCGCGAGGTTGCGAACATAGCGGCGGGCGACGCCTTCGATTAGAAGGGTGCGGGGTTCAGTCATCGACCAGCACCAGTTCGCTGAACGACCGATTGAGATCGCCGGTCGGATCGAACCGGCCCACGCGCTGATTGAAGCGGGCAATTGCCTGATCGAGCGTCTGGCAATAGCTGCCTTCGTGATAGCCGCCGCTTTGCGTGTTGGCGAAGTGAACGACGAACGGGTGAACGCCGCCCACGTCGCGGATGACGATCGCACCGGGCGCTTGCACGCCGTCGCCGTCCATACCATAGAATTGCAGCGCGTCGCGGCGGGCGGCGGCGATAAGGTCGGGATTGCCTTTCTTGCGAATCATTGTCTGTCTCCTACCGCCCTATGCGGTGATTCGTTTCTGCCCTACTCCACTGATTCGGTCAAGCGATTCGTTCCACAATTCTTACCCGGCGTTAACCTTAACGCGTCGGTAACGAATAGAAAAGAGGCGGCCCGAAAGCCGCCCCTAATTCTCAGGCCCAAGGCTCCCACTTGGCGACTTGCAGCGTGTCGCGCCACATTTCGCCGACGAAAGCGTAAACCTCTTGCACCCCGTAGCGGTCGGCGTCGTCGCAGCGAAATTCGGCGGACATGGTGACGGTCTTTTGCGTCGCCACGTCGCCTAGACATCCCGAGCCGTTCCACGATGTATGGAAAATGAGGTGCGACTCGGGGCCGAACGTGATCGCCACCGGCTTGCCCTTTTCATAGACTTCCGCCAGATCGAGCCGCCCCATGACTTTCAGCCGCTCGTGATAGTAGCACGATTCGAGCGCCCAGCCGTCCATGCCGAACGTGTCTTTCAGGTAGCGAAGCCGCTTGCGATTTTCGGCGGCGTCAAGATCGCCGTGCGGCGGGCCGACTTCCTCCCCGTTGCGCTTTTCGACCAGCGCCACGATGTTGACGCGAGTGTTGCGAAACATTTGATCGAGCGCGTCGGCGTCGTCATATGTCCGATTTTCCTGATAGCAGGATTCCACGTCGGCGGGGATATTGTCCATATCCAGTTCGTCGGCGTCGTCGAGGTCGGCGGGCAGGTCATCGCGATAGAGGGCGAAGATTCGATCCCGAAATTCGTCGAGCATTTCCGATTCGATATACTGCCAGTTTTCGGGATAGTCGAAAAAGCCCATGCGCCATTCGTCAATCGACTCGTCGAACGCTTCCCGGCTTTCGAGCAACTTCGCCACCTGTTCCGACGAAAAGCAATCGTCATAGTGGACATAAGGCTCATAGGGATTTTCGAGCAGCCATGCCGAAATGTCGGCAAGCAGCTTTTCGCGGGTATCGGTCGAGGCGGTCACGTCACCGCCCCGGCCAAATACTGGAGCGCCATTTTGCGGCGGCGGGCGCTACGGCGCGACATTTTCGCCGACTGCCGGGTCTTGCGAAGTTCCCGCTTTTCGAGGATGCGGGCCGCTTTGTCTTCCAGAATGAAACGCATTTGAAGTCTCCTTGTCGGTGATTCGACAATGACAGAATGCCATTTCCACAGATTAAGTCAAGCGTTTCGTTCCACTAATTCGATTGAGAATATGGTTAACGCGGAGTAGGGATTCTGTTAAGGTTAACGCAAGGGCAACAGACAAAAAGAAGGGCGGCACTAAGCCGCCCCTCGTTTAGCTTGGCAAGCCAAGGATTCGATAGAGATAGCGGCGGATAGCGCCGCAAATATACTTGTCCGGCTTGCCGCCCCGGCGTTCCATATCGCTCAGATAGAGGTAAACGCCAGCCGGTTGAAAGCGGACGGAAAGGGCAAGCTCAGCCAGCTTGCGAGTGAAGTATTTGGACTCGATCCAGTCCATAGCGACTTCGCGAGTCGGTTCGCTGAAAATCCACGGATCGCCAGCCGGGTCCGCCCAGCCGTTTTCGCGGGCATGTTTCAGAAACGCCGCGACCAGCTTGCGCTCGCTTTCCTGCCTTTTGACGTTGCGAGCGAGCGACGCCGCATTGAAGGGCGAGCCGTCCGCTTTGAAGCGAGCGCCATCGGTGAAAGGGAAAGAGCCTTTCGGCGTCCGGACGTGCCATAGGCCGCGATCCTGCGAAACCGCCCAGCCCTTAGGCGTGGCGTCATTCATGCGGCCTTTCGTCGTCGGCGTCTGATAGCCGCCCGAGTCGAGCGTAACGACGCCCTTGGGATCGATCGTCACCACGTCGGTGTCATGATAGCGGACGATCCGCGTTCCGTCGTCCTTTTCATATGCCAGCGTATTGCGGGCAATGAGGCGGCTATTCTTGCGGGTGAGAATCAGGCCCGGATGGTCGCGTTCGATACGCGCCGCCATGACGGCCTTTGTTTTCGGGGCTTCATAATCAAACATCGGCTTGTCTCCTATCGCTTCATTGCGATGACTCGCGAGTCGCATATTCCACTGATTCGGTCAACCGATATTTTCCAGAAAAATGGTTAACGGCCGGACGGGTTTCTGTTAACCTTAACGGCGCGTTAGGAATTGGAAGCGGGCCGCATTTCTGAGGCCCAGCCTCTTAGTCTTCGTCGGCGTCGATTGCTTCCCATTCGGCGCGCTCTTCGAGTCCCTTCATGATAGCGTGCCAGATGTCGCCGATTTCGCGCTCCATGCCGAAAGCCAGCATTTGGAAAAGGTCCGGATCGTCGCCGACGCCATACTCGCGAATCGCGTCGTTAACATATTCGGCGCGATACAGGTTCGATGAAACCCAGTCGAGGCGTTCGGCGTTATAGATCGGAATGAGCGAGTCGATTCGTTCGTGCCGATATTCGTCGAGGTCGTCGGCGTCCGCATCAGGGTTCGAGGTGAGCAGGTCGGAAATTTCCATCGCGACCGAACGAGTCAGGCGATAGCTCCAATCGTTCGGCATAAGGCCGTCATGGGCGTTGCGGACAATTTCCGTCATCCATTCCGGCGCGCCGTCGATCAGCGTAAAAAATTCTTCGTCATCGTCGCGCTTGCGAGTCACGAAAGCGTCGGCGAAGAGCGAAGCCAGATCGGCGAGGGTCAACATGCGTAAAGCTCCTTATGCTTGGGGTTGCGCCGGAAAGAGCCCTTGCCTTTGCGAGCGCGGACCTTGCGGGGTGCAAGGTGCGCCGACTTGAGCGAGGCGGCAATCGGATTTTTGCGAATCGTCTGCATTTGCTTTCTCCTACGCGAATCACCTTAGACGTTCCATTGATTCGGTCAAGCAATATTTTCCACATGGTTAACCGATCGGTTCCAGAAGTTACCGCCGCGTTAAGGTTAACGGATCGTTGCTGGAAGGGTTGCCCCTCATACTAGCGCGGCGGCTAGGATGAGGAGCAACAGGCCTGAGAATATGCGAATAATACCTTCAATGAATAGGATAAAGCACCTCCTTTCGTTAGGGATAGTTAGGGTGAGGGATTCCGCGAGCCTCCCAATAGGCCGGACATTCATCCGAACAGGGTTGGTCTTCGTATCCGGTGTTATCGCGTCCACAGTGGACGCAATGGCCGTTTTCGTCGGTGGGCGTGGGATAGTCCCAGCGGAACAGGAACCATGCTTGCGCTATTTCGTCGGCGTCGATTTCGTCGTCGGCGTCTTCGTCGATGTCAAGCGACTCGTCAAACAAGCCGCGATCCATCGTCATGGGGTGAACGTCGGCAAAGAGCGCCTTAGCGGCGGCTTTTGCTGAGTCGTAATCGAAACCGGGCAGATCGGTTGGATCGATTGAGGCGGTCGCCGTGTCGAGTTCGCACAGCAATTCGCGAAGGACTCCGCCGTAGGTCGAGTTGCCATCGACGAAAACGCCAAGTAGCAATTCACCTTCGCGATTGTGGTGATCGGTCAGGAACGATGACAGGCAGGTGTCAACGTGGGTGCAGGTCATCCCCATTTGAATTTCTCCCCCACAAAGTCGGCGATGACGACATTGCCCGACTCGCTCATGGCGCTTTCGATATACTTGCGATTCGTCGCAAGCAATTCGAGGGCTTCCACGTCGGTGCAGCCGTAATCGACGCCATCCGATTCGCTTTGTTCCGCGACCGCCGACTCGATGTCGTCCGGCACGAAAACACAGACAGCGCAGCCCATTTCGCGAAGCGCCGAGGTGAGGCGCGTAACCTCGTTCCATTGGTCAAGATTGAAAGCCATTATGCAATCTCCACGTTCGAGGTTAGTCCGGCGTCCTGAGCGCCCATGATGATGTCACCGGCATAGCGCGGCTCCACAGCGTAGGCGTTGCCAAGCATCGGCGCGTCTTCGGGCAGGTTGTCGGCGAACCAGTTCGCCGCCGTTTCGGTGAGGGGCTGGATCAACCAGATCGAGCCATGATTGGTGACGGTGTAATCCATTGGATTGTCTCCTATCGCCCTATGCGATGATTCGTTTTGGCATAGTGAAGTGATTCGGTCAAGCGATTCGTTCCACTTTCTTTGGTTAACGATTGCGGCCGGTTTGTTAAGGTTAACGCGGCGGTAAGGTAAAAGAAAGGGACCGGAGTCCCTTAGGCTCGCTTGGGAAAGACGCGGCGATAAGAGGGATCGTTCAGACAGGGCGGGCGAGTCATCAAGCCCCGCGCCTCCAACAATGTATCCACAGTTTTGACGAAAAGGCGGGCGCGCTCGATAGGGTCAAACATCGTGTCCCGCGCCATGTCCAGATCGCCGCGATGCGGCTCGTCCCATGCGGCGAGGATCGAATCGATTTGTTCGAGGGCTTCGATTGCGATTTTATGATCCAAGCTCACAAACCAAATTCCTTATCGAAAGCGGCCATCGAGTCGGCGCGCTCCTTTGCCATCGCCTTCATGGCGGGGACGTTCTCTTGTGCCCATTTGCGGGCATCCTTGAGGGTGAAGCCATCGGGCTGGATCGCGATGATGCGGCCATCGTTCGTATAGGCATCGGCGCAATCGACATATTCGGAGTCGTCTTCCATGAAGGCGACGCCCATGCGTTCGACGCGCGCCTTTGCTTCGGCGAAGGTCGGCTCCTGAGCGATCAGGGTGCGGCGCGTCATGTTGGCTTCGTAAATGTTGATGGTCATCGTCTGTCTCCTTGCGAATCACCTTAGACATTCCACCGATTCGGTCAACTATTATTTTCCACAAAAGATGGTTAACGCGATCGGCCGGCACGTTAACCTTAACGCGGCGGTAACGAATGAAAGAGAGAGGGGCCGTAGCCCCTCCCCTTAGTCTTCGTGTTTTTCGAGCTTGCCGCCCACCTGCTTTATGTCGCCGTGCCATGACAGTGGCCTTGCTGGATTCCACGTATCGAGGATCATGCCCGAAATGTCCGGCACCTCAAACACGCGATCAGGCTCTTCGTCTTCGATGTCATGGAGGCTGGAGTCTTCGCCCGGTTCGATCCGGCCATAGTATTCCTGCCATGCGGCAACGGCGTCCGGCACGGACATTGCAGCAACGAACAGATCGACGTTTTCGCCGTTCGCGTCGGTGGCGGCGATGAAGTAAAGGCGCTTCACGATTCCACCTCCAGCGACGCAAGCCATTCCCGCGCTTGGCGTTGGCCTTCCGCTTGCGCTTCGATGTCCTCGTCGGTGTAATCGTCGAAGTCTTCGAGCGCGTCGTTAAACGTGTGATCGGCCTCGTCCAGCGCATGTTCGAGGGTATAGAGAATGCGGGCCGGAATTTTCATTTCGGTTCCTCCTTTGCGTCTTGCACCGCTTGGCGCAGCTTCGCTTTTGCGGCCTCCCATGCGGCGAAGTCATTGCCGCTATCGAGTTCCGCGAGAAACCCTTGCGCCGCGTCGAGCAGCGCCGGGGCAGCGGCGATCAAAGGCGTATGTGCCTTGTCATAGACAACGGCGATGTCCGCGCCGGTCTCCTGACAGACGACAAGGCCTTGGTCGGCGCATGTTTTCGATTGATACCATTCCATCGGTTGTCTCCTTCTGACGAATCACCCTTCCCATATTCCAGTGATTCGGTCAAGCGATGTTTTCCAGAAAAATGGTTAACGATTGCGGCCGGTTTGTTAAGGTTAACGCGGCGGTAAGGGTGAAAGAAAGGGGACCGGAGTCCCCTTCCCTTAGAAGCTGGCTTCGCCTTCCACCTCCATATAGGTGTCGCCTTGCGGATAGACGCCAAGGATCAGGTCACCGTTAGGCAGTCGAATCCAAAGCCATTCGCTCCGGCCATCGTTTCCCTCGGTCGGTGCGGTCAACACATGGTCAACCAATTCTTGCGAGGCCGGTGCGGTCGCGACCAGAAAGGGAATCTTCCCTTCGTCGTCGAAGCATGTTTCGTCCGGCAGGACGTAACGAACAGGTGAGGCCGGGGCTGTCATGCCACATACTCCTGATGCTCGCCCGCTTCGTCGGTCCAATCCATCCGGATTCCGACGTGCAGGCAGTTCGGCGACTCGGGGTCCAGTTCGTCGGCGTCATACGTCTTGGCGCGATGCGTGATTGCGGCCATTAGATCGGCATGGGCCGACGTGTCGCGTTCGCCTTCATAGCCTGATTGTTCGACGATGACGAAACGCTTGACATAGCGCGGGACCGGTTTGTCGGTTTCGACATCGACCAGATCGACATCGCCGATGCTGTATTCGAGCGAATCGGTTTGCCAGTTGTCGGTTTCGTCGATTTCATATTCGGCAAGCAAACGAATCGCTTCGTCGGCGGTGTCAGCTTCGACGGTCATCCGCTGGCGAGTCCGTTCGGTCACGGTATATTCGAGAGTGAATTGCGGCATTTCTTGTCTCCTTCGCGAATCACCCTGAAACATTCCACTGATTCGGTCAAGCGATATTTTCCAGAAAAATGGTTAACGATTGCGGCCGGTTTGTTAAGGTTAACGCGGCGGTAAGGGTGAAAGAAAGGGGACCGGAGGCCCCTTCCCCTTAGTCGAGCCGCGAGCCGACATCGGCGCGGATGCCATATTTGCCCAGCACGTCGCGGAAAGCCCGTGCGCCCGCTTCGTGAACGTCGATTGCCTGCCCGCCGAAATTACCCGGCTTCCACCATTGCCAGCCCTTGGGATAGCCCTTCGAGCCGTAAAGGGCGCGGTGGCTGCGATTCTGATGCTCGGGCTTTGCGGCCTCGCGGCGGCAGAAACGGGCGATCGGTTCGTTGCCGTCAACGGTCACCCATGCGAACCCGCACGCGCCGCGATCCACGCCGTTGATGGTTGCGGCGACTGCCGCCCCGGTTGCTTCCAAAAGAATTGCCTTGAAGTCCATCGGTTATCTCCTACCGCCCTATGCGGTGATTCGTTCAATGAACTTTTCCATTGATTCGGTCAAGCACTATTTTCCACATAGTTAATGGGAGAGCCCGCCGCGTTAACCTTAACGGCGCGTTAGTAAATGCTCACCGCTTATGATGATCGGCAATGAGCATTTCGACGGCAAGGGCTTGCAACGGGTCAAGCTTCGTGCCGGTGACGGCAAGGCGCTCGAACAGGTCGATTGCAGCCATGACGGGTTCCCGGTCGAAAAATACGGGATCATAAGCAAGGCGGCGCGCGCCGGGGCCGTCATGGCGGTCGCGAAGCGTTGCGAGCAGTTCGCCGAAAGTTGCCATTAGTCCTCTTCCTCTTGATAGGGGAAAAGCCAATCATAGGCCGCAATCCATTCAGCCATCGCGAAGCGTCCCGCCGCAAGCGCCCGGTCGGCAAACTCGCCAGCCGTTTCACCCGGTTCCTGAATAAGGTCTTTTTCGGCGAGCAGGTCGATGACATATTCTTCACCGTCCGGCGTGAGCGGATTATCCAGAAAGAGGCCGCACATACCGCAATGCTGCGGGCCGTCCGCTTCCCCACCTCCGTCGCCGTAAGGGCCTTTCGGCCACTCGTCCGAATCATAGGTGGACTCGTCGTCGCGGTCGGCGTGCGGTGGTTTCGGAATTTCCATCCTGAGTCCCTTGCCGCACGACTCGCAATAGATGTCGGCTTGAAAGATATACACGTCCATCGGTTGTCTCCTTTGTGATTCGTTCCTGCCTTAATCCACTGATTCGGTCAAGCGGTATTTTCCAGAAAAATGGTTAACCAATCGCGGCGTCGCGTTAACCTTAACAGACCGGTAACGAACAAAAAGAGGGGCGCTAAGCCCCTCTTCCTATTCCAGCCAACCAGCAGCGCGCTCGCCCTCTTCGCGGGCGTAGTCGAGGCCATAGCAACCCCACATCGAGTCGATTTGTTCGCCCGCTTCGTCTTCGAGGACGTAGCCCCATACGTCGCCGGTCAGATACATATCGTAAGTTTCGACTTCGCCGACGATCAACACCAGCGCCTTGGCGCGGGTCGCGGCGGTCAGTATCTTGCCGCCATATTCGGACAGGGCGCGTTCGCGGGTGATGAATGCGAAGCCGACTTGCCCGCTATCCCAAGGACAGGAAAAGGGGGCGGTTGACATTGTGATGCCCGAATGATCGTAAAGATATAGGGGCAGGGTCAGGATGTCATCGCAACGCTGAATCGCCTTGTAAAGATCGGGGCCGTGCGAAAAGTCGAGGCCTTCGCTGTCCTCCCATGACGGGCGATAGTGGCGGCTGGCGCGGATTGCGTCGGCGGCAGCGTCATGCGCGTCGTCGTCGCCCAGATTATAGCGACCATGATCGCAGCAAAGGGTCGCGAGGTTGTCCCAATTACGCGGGCTTTCGCGGTCTTCGTCGGCAATGACTTTGAGAGTCAGCCCGTCCCGCGTTTCTTCGTGAGCGATATATTCCATCGGTTGTCTCCTACCGCTTTGTGCGGTGATTCGTGAGTCGCATATTCCAGTGATTCGGTCAAGCGATTCTTTCCACGAAAAATGGTTAACGGAATCTCGGCCGGCGTTAACCTTAACAGATCGTTTACCAGCTACGGCGGGTGGCATGATGCCAGTCCCGCCGCGATAATGATTAGCAGCAACCCCGCCGCTATGTTGATGATCCCGCGAATCAGTTGCACGGCGACTCCTCCCTTGCGTCGTGAAAGGTGACACCGCGCAAGTTACCATAGGCGGACTTGACACGGGCCTTATAGGCGTCGAGGGTTTCGCCGGGCAGAGAGAGACCATAGGGGCCGCTCGCCGTCCGATGATAGAAGACACCTTGCGGCTTGCCCCAATGGGCGGGGAATAGCGCCGCCGTCATCAATCGAGCCTTTCCGCGTCTGCCCAGCGATGAAATTCATAGCCAGCCGTCGCGGGCACATATTCCGCCCACAATTCCAACAGGCAATTGGTGATGTTCGGCGCGTCGGCGGTGCCAAGCCATGCGAGCGCGTCCGCTTCGCTCGCGCCTCCCTTGCAATAGGCCTTCACGGCCTCGGCGTGGAGCGACTCGGCGTCATAGACGTTCACGTCAACAGTTATGCGGTGCATTGGCGTTCCTTTCAATAACCGGGATGGCCGCAAAGGCGCATCGCGTTGACGGCGTGGCGGTTGCCAGCGATTGCCCAGCCAAGGCAAAGTTGCGCTGCTTCGATCAGATAATCTTCGGCGATTTTGGCGCTCGCATAGGCGACCACGAACGCCACAAGGTCCGAGTCCTTGCGATCGGTGGCAGAGCCGTTGACGCCATAAGCATCGGCGACGATGGCGCAAGCCGCCGACCGCAAATGAACGGGGTTCAGATGGTCGTCAAGATAGGCGATGGCGAAGCCATATCCGTCCGGATATTTGCGGCCCGTATGGGCTAAGCAATCGTCAAGCAATTTTCCCATGATTTGTCTCCGGCGCTTCATTGCGCGAATCAGGGAGTAGGGCTTTCCAGTGATTCGGTCAAGCAATCTTTTCCAGAAAAATGGTTAACGCTCGGCGTCGTTTCGTTAACCATATTCGTTAGGGTTAACAGATCGCGGTGGGCCGTTAACCTTAACGACGTTAACCTTAACGACGTTAACCTTAACGACGTTAACCTTAACGACGTTAACCTTAATGAATATGGTTAATGGATCGTTAAGGTTAACAGATGGAGTGATTTGGTTAACCATACCGACCCGTTTGGTAAACGCGGCGTTTACCTTACCAGCGATCGGCGGCCGGCAGGATCAAAATGGTCCAAAATTTGACCTCTGCAAAATGGCCTCGCTCCATAAAATGGGATTCCTCCATAAAATGGCCTTGCTCCATGACCTCGGGCTCGCGGCAAAATGGCCTCGCTCCATAAAATCGGTGGCCGGCAAAATGGCCTCGCTCCATAAAATGGCCTCGCTCGATGATCTGGCAAAATGGCCTCGCTCCATAAAAATGGCCTCGCTCGATGATTTAGGGAGGGAGGCTGCGGAGCGATCGAACCAAGGCACCCAAAGCGTGCCCAGTCGCAGTCGATCGCGAGCGTCGGCCGGGTGTCCCCAGCGCGCTCCGTGGTTCTGGAACAACCACGCCGCGAAAAGCCGTATATGAGCCTCTGGGGACCATTTCAACGCCAAAAACCGCGATTCTGAGTTAAGAAATTAAGCTTTTTCTGAAAATTCGGCCAAAAATGGCGGTTTTTCGTGGTTTTTGAGCCAATTTAATGCCCATTTCACCCATTTGGTTCGCTGTTTGGGTGGGTGCGGCCGGCACCGACATTTTCACTTGTCATTGACGCTTTTTCGGTGATTTTGTAGATCACTCAAAGTCTTAAATCAAAAATCGGCGATTTAAGAAGAAAAGTGGTGGAAAATCAGTGGTTTATTCTGATGGAAGAGATCGATTTCGGTGTTTCTTTAATCAGGTGATTTCAGAAAAATTCCTATAAAATCACTGGTTTTTCAAAGACATAAGAAAAGCCCGGTCGATCGTTCCGAGTGATGGAAACGACCAATTCCGGGCTGAATTTAATTAGTAAGTGGAACTATCAGCGCGCATGTCCCGGTGGGGAAGGGTAATGCGCCAGTGATGGATTTTGAAATTGGAACCCCGGCCCCTTTTCTAGCGCGCAGGGTCCCTGAGCCTCTACGGCCGGCAATCTGTGGGCGAGGGTCCCTCAGGCGTCCACCGATGGGTAAAAAGGCTCTGAAATAGGCTCCTGTCGGCCTCTGGTGGGTGATCCGGGGCAGGTTTCTCAAGCTCAGGGTCCCACGCCGGCTGCTCGATATATTCACCTCGGCAGCGGCAGAAGGAGCCCGGCAGGCAGGCGCTAAAGCAGCGACGGTTCAGGTCAGGCTCGATCGGCAACATGCTCATTCCACTTGGTCCTTCCATTAACCTTAACACGATTCTGTTAACCTTACCTAATATGGTTAACAGCGTTAACCCTAACGAATATGGTTAACGGACCTACGCATGGGATCGAGTTCTGTGGCCGGTGCCGCCTAGTTTCTTCGTGCCGCGCCGGCCCTTGTGCCGTGCCCATTTGAGATACTGTGAGGTGCTGTCCACTTGGTCATCGTTCTTGCCGAATGGGAAGGAGATCAGTTCCTTCTCGAAATCGGCGAGCCAGATCGCACGCGTCGGGAGGTAAACCTGCCCACCTTCGATCATCGGTGTCACTTCGTCGAAGCGAAACTCCTTGGAAGCCGTGCCGACTTCAATTGGAATCAGTGGTGCTGGAGCGCCACCGTCCTTCTTCTGCTGGAGGTAGGCGAGGCCGTTGCCCTTGGCTTCGATCAGTAGAGCGTCCGCGCTGTAGCGCCGGCAGACGCGAGCGATCTCCGCTGACATCTCCGGGAACTCCATCTGCTTTCGCACCACGTCAATGAGGTAGTGGTTCTTTTTGAAGTCCTCATACCAGACGGTGATGACGGTAAAGTCGCTTCGCTCCTTCGCTGTATTGGCGGCGTCAACCGATACCACACATCGACGCACCTCGTTCGCTGTAACTTCGTCACCACGCGATGGTGCTTTCTCGTATCGCTGGAACCAATCGCCGGAGATGGCCCCACCTTCTGCGTCGATCGGGGTCCCCTGATAGAGCGAGTTCCATGACGCGGAAGTCATGTCAGCTTTGAGATTTTCCAATGCGGCAAGGTCAAAAAGTTCGTCCCAAAGTGCTTCGCCGATGGCCCGACCAAGAGGATCATTCAAATCTTCACAAATTGCCGGCAAGTTAATGATTTCAAAGCGATATTTTTTCTGGTTACCTTTTTGCTCTTCAAGGTTTTCAATGAGTTGCGAGATTTGTTGCTCTTTTTGGCGAGCTTCTTCTTCCTTCTGTTCGCGTTCTTCGCGATCGGAGATGCGTCCGCACAAGTCGTCCGAATGCCAGCGCGTCATGATGATCCCGAGAGGTGATCCCGGCAGCAATCGGGTGCTAAAGTCATCCGAATACCATTTGAACACGCGGTCGCGGATCGTGGCGGATTCAGCATCCGCACGGCTCTTGTAGGGGTCATCGACCATGCCGTAGTTACCACGGAAACCCGAGATACCCTGACCGGCACCCTTTGCGACGTATTTACCCTTGAGATTGCTAAGGCCCCAATAGTCCTTTGCACGCATGTCGGTGCGGAGCTTGACTTCGGGGAAGACGAGGCGGTAGTCGTCGCAGTCGATGATCTACTTGACCTTTGCGCCAAGCTCGTTCGCAACGAAGTCCTGACTGTGGCCTGCTTGCAGGAATTTGAGCTTCGGGGACTTTCCGAACCACCACGCGGGGAAGTGATGCGACGAGTGTGTCGATTTACAATGGCCCGGTGGCATGGAGAGCATGAAGCGCATGGTCTCTTTGCTGGCCGACGCCATGAGTAGATCGCCGATGAGCCGTTGGTGTGGGCTCATGACATATTCTTCTTCGCGGTTCATGAACTCGTAGAAGTCATGATAGCTGTCGCGGGCCAGTTCGACCCAGACCTTGTTCAGTTCCTCTTCACAGCTTTCCAGCGCCGCCGCAAGGACGTTTAGCTGGGTCTCGATCGCACGCGACTGGCTGAGCGCCACCAGAGCCTCCCAGTCCCTAGCTTCCAGCGGTTCATTCACGCGAATTGCTTCTTCGACCCGGTAATTTAGCGCCGTCAACATTTTGAAGGTTTTGAGCAGACGTTCCTTGGTCTGCCGCTTGGTCTCAGCCATTATTTCTGGCCTCGGCGTGGGGCCAGTGAATTGTCGTCGTCAACCTCTTCGGCTTCGGCCGCACGGTCACGAACACCTTCAAGGATGTTGGTGACATGACCGATATAGGCGACCGGGTGACCAGCCGGCAGTTGGCGCTCTTCCGGTGAGGTTGCCTTGTCGAACATTTTCATGCCGTCGCCCATCATTTTGAGGCATTCGTTGGCCGCCCGATATTCTCCGGCGATCTGGGCGAGACGCACGTTCTCAGCCATCATGTCCATGACACGCTGGAAGGTCCAGATGGCCCCAGTCTCGATCTGTTTAGCCAGTTGAGGATCGGCGTTGTCGGCGCGTTGGGCAAGCAGCTTGAACTCATTCTCGCGGGCAGTCGCTTCCTGCTTGAGTTCGCCGATCCGCTTCTGCACGATTTCTTTGTTCGCCAGCGTAGATGCGTTCGCGGTCGAAGGCTCGTAGCCAGCAAGCTCATAGGCCTTGGCGTAGGTTTCCCCACCGGCGACGAACTGACAGAAGAGTTCCTGCTTCTTGTTGAGGTAGGTCTGGGCCATTATCGGCGTCCTTTTCGTGGGGTGTATGCTTCACCGTTGACCAAACCGATCTGGAAAGGCTGCTCAGGTGTGAGATTGTTGGTGATGGAGGAGTAGAGGGCGATGATCGCAGCCTCGGCGCGTCCGTGGTCCATTGCACGGGACCAGAGCGGGGCACATTGAGGGAAGAGTGCCGACGCACGGGCACGGGCCGCCTCTTTGTCGGCAGGGACCCTCATAGCCATTTTCCATTTGGCCGGGGTCTCTTCTTCGAGGGCGATGTCAAGCCCGACGATCAGACCGATCGCGATGCCTGTAACCTTACCGAACGTGAAGGCACCGACGTGACCGTCGTTCGGCGTGGACTGGACCTTTTCGATCAGGCAGGTGTCCAACGGGAAATGAGCGAGAGCGTCGCGGAACCCAAGTTCATCGCAACGCTTCCGCTCTTTGTCCCCCACCTTGACTGTATACGTCGGTGTATCCCAGAGGTGGAGGGTATAGGTTTTGAAGTCGAGGACCGCTAGGGCCCCTGTGAGTCCGGGATCGATCCCGCCGATGTAACGCAAGAGGAGGCCTTGAAAAGAGGAACGACGACGCCACGCTCCTCCTGTTCGGCGTGGTCTCCACGTCCGGTGTAGAAGTGATCGAGCGACTTGTAGGCGTCGAGGTATTGGTGGATGGTAGCCGGGGTCTCCATTACCGGCATCTTCCGGCCGTCCACGAAAACGATCTCGCTCGCGGGGTAAAGCTCAGATGACAAGCCGGACTCTACATCATTTTCGGGGTATTTGTCAAGTAGGGGCTTGACAAGTGCGATTTCGTCGATTGCCACCATGACATCGAGAGGGAAGATCGATTCGTTTGTGCGGACCGGGACGGTCACCGGGAAGCTGAACATGCAAGCTCCTCCGGGAAGAGAGGGATGTCCGATCGGCCGTTCGTGTAAGGGAATGGTGGCACGATCAACAATCCTTCCGCCGTAACGAACAAGAAAAGCTGGTCGCCACACGTCGCGCCGTCGAAGGTGAAGATCACGGTGGGATAGGTGTCGTGG